ACTGTGTCAACATTTTCTATGGCCACGTCCACGATGTCCAGGCTTATAGCAAGGTTATGCACGGACGAGGCAAGGTGGTAGTGGGGCAATCCCTCGGGTGCCTGTGCCGCGAAGACCTCTCGTACATTGGCAATAATCCAAAGAACTGGCAACTGGCCTTTGGGGAGTTCTGGTTCAGGCCCAATGGCTTGTTTGGGTATTCGGTTGTGAGGATTTTCGACGGGGTATTTGTGGCCCCGAATGGGAGGATTTATGATGGAAATGATTGAGGAGGAATTATGACAGACCTAAAAATAGGCCACCTAATAACTGGTCCCGCCGAACGTGACGCAATCCATATTGCGATTGTGCCGTTGGTTGCGGGTGAGGAATTGTGCAAAGGAGGCAAGGTAAGATTAAGTTCTACCGATCAAACTGTTGCCTTGGGTGCGGATTATTTTGAAAATCAGGCAATCGGGATTATTGACCCATTCCTTGACGAATGGGGAGTCGAAAAGGGCCAAAAATTCTGGTGCTTCCTGTTTCCCGGAACCGTAACTGGAATGCGCCACCATTGGCAGCACCCCGCCTTTTTGGAGCAACGAGAACCCCTTCCTGCTGTCGAAAAATGGCTTCGGGACTTTGCCGACCGATGGCACTTTGATTTTAATGAACTGATTAGGGAGGCTACCAAGGCTCCTTCTTCCGGTCCGTTGAGTAACTATGTTACTGCACATGGAATTGATGTACATGGAGCACAGGATTTGGGCGGGGAAGACAGGATGTTCTGGGACCATCTTGAGGTGTATACAGGACAGAGGTTTTCTCAGGAGCACCGGGATGGTTTGTGTTGGACGTGTACTTGTTAAATTGAGGGAGAAATGAAATGAAATTCCTATTTGCCTGTATTTTAATTTTCCTCGCTCTCTGGGCAATCGCAGCCCAAGTTGGGGCGGATAAATTTATTGATCAACAAATCCGCACCGGTAGGGCTGCGGCTACTTTGGGGAGATAAGTTATGACAGCTATGGAAGCTTCTGGTAAAGTAATTGCGCTGGCAACGGAGTTGGAAGAGAATGGACAAGAGGCCCTTGCCGCTGTTTTAGCGGCCGTAGCCGCAGCTGCTGTGATAGATGAGAGAGCTGGCAACGGACACGAAGTGTTGGGGGAGTTTTTGGAGGTAGCGATGGATCTGTATGAGTGTATAAGCAAAGTTTTGTCCATAGAGGAGAAACCAAATGGCATCCAAGAAAACTGAAACTGCAATGCAGGAATTTGCTTTGGCCTGTTATAGTGACAGGCCAGAGAGGGCAGCATCGCAGCTCAAACAGATTGCCGGTGAGCAGGCCCCAAGGATGTTAAGGGGGGCCTTACGGCAGCTCACCTTGGTGATGCCCTTCGTGAGGCACGAAGAAATTGTGGAGGAATTGGGGAAGGTGGGGCTGGCCATTGCAACTAAGACGGAGGAGGAGAAATTATGAGGGCAGGCAAATGTCTTTCCTGCGGAAAACCTATTTCTTCGGGCAATTTCTGCAAGAGATGCTGGGATCTTTTGCATCGGTTATTTTAAGTTTGCCCCTTAGTGGATTGGGGCAGCAGATCCCGGCTCTATCCGCCACATTTGGCATCAAAGGTAAAAGGTCTAAAAGGCCGGGGGATTGATGGGGCCCTGCTCTAGTCTGGGGTGGGGCTCTCTTTTTTGTGTGGAAAGGAAGGCAATGAACGGACAAAACAAAATCCCGGCTGAGATGTTGGACGCGGCGACGGAGGCAATCAAAGACTTAGGGGCACAAATTCTAATCGGACTGTGCTCAAGCCACGACATTGCCCAAGTCGCCCTTGAAGCCGCTGGCGTCCCGGCGTTGCTGGATGAACGTGATGGGTTGCGCTTTGTCCACGGCGAGCTTTCAGAGGTGACGATGGAAGCGCAGGCAGAGGTGAGGGAGTTGCGGGCGCGTGTGGCTGAGTTGGAAGCTTCGCACCGGAGGCTGCGGCGAGGGGGAGTGATGAAATGTCCGCACGGCCATCCGATTGATCAGAGCACCGGAATGGGCGTGGTAGTTGCGAACTACCAGCCTGCAACTTACGTGTCGAGGGATATGGCAATAGACGCGGGGGATTGGGCGCTGGAAGGGTCTATCTATACCAACGAGTCATGGGATTACAGGCATTGCCCGGAATGTGCCGCAGAGTGCGTAGCCGCCGAGAGCGGCGAGGGGGACAACTAATGGCAATCGAAGCAATCATAAACGAGGTCAGAAAACTAGATGGTGACCTGGATGAGCTGGATAGGAGGCTGGTGGCTTTGGAGACGGCCATCTTTGGGTGCTCTGGACAGATGGATGAAGTGTGGGAAGGCAGTGGTTGGCTATTGGGCAGAAAAGGTAGCAACATCCACATTTTGGACCCATTAACCAAAAGGCCGATATCATCGGGTTTTTCACAAATTATCTTGGCAGATAGTGGCTATCATAGCGCTTACTCGGGATTGGTATCTAAAGTGATCTTTACCGATCCGGCATTCAGGCTTGGCGATCAGACCTCAAGTTAAAGCCCGTGTCCCTAGCCCCACCGAAGGTGGTGGGGTCTGGGAGACTGGCTTGCATCGGCAATCCCGGTCAACTCCCTCAGATTGAGGGGAAATTTCAACAACTAACTTTAAGGAGAAACAAAATGTTACTGAAAGAATTGATCGCACAGTATTTGGAAGATAAAGGTGTCGCAAACGCAACCGGTGTCAAGGTTACCATTGACCATAACGAAACTCTGGTTATCGTCAGTGACTCACACCCCGCATTGGACCGCGAGATTGATGACACTCAGGAAGTCGCCATGTCCAAAATCTCGACTGGTTCGGCTGCCTAACCGCCTCTGGCGGCGTTTACATTACGGGCTCAGAACCCATTTCGGGAGGCTCAAAGTTTTGGGTCTCCCATTTTCTTTTGGGGAGGACGCATGAAGTTTTCTACTGTACCGGAGCCGCTGTCGGCTACTCTGGTTGAAGATGTAGTGAATTATTTGAAGACTTTGTTTGATGAAACATTGCCAAGACATGCTTGGGTGGGGTCTCCCGACCATATCTCGATTTTTGTCGATGGGAAACCCAGGCCCTGCTATGCTTACACCTATTTTGATATAGGAGATTCTTATGTATATCTTGGAAAGCAGTTGGGAAACGACGGCAACTCCAATAGAATGCCGCTCTTGGACCAACTAGGAATCGTCCGAACTTTGATTTCCTTACTTCCAGAGGATCAGCAATCAGAATTGGTGGAGCCTTATATGACCGTCTTAGCCAAAGTTCTGGCGGGTCAATGGTGTTCTCTGGTCAAGCCATTTACCACCGCCCCAGTTCCCCTTGAAAGCCTGGCACTTACCAGCGGTAAGATTGCGGGGCTGTTTGAGGGGGAGTGGTTGTCTCCAACCGGTCAGCCCGCCGAGGTTGATGACACCTGGACGATTCTCAAGGTGCCTGCGAATGTAGGAGGGTAGCAAGATGTCCCAGCAACTCAGGAATTTTTTACTGGATGTAGGGCAGAGAGTTGAGGAGCTCCGAGCTGCCCTGCCTACGACCGTGGAAAGAGTAGGTAAATGGAAACTCAACTACATTGTTCTCCGAAAGCCGGAGATGTTCTGTCCTTATTGCAAGGAGCCTTGGACAAATGATTGGACTTGGGTTATTGATGGAAGGAAGAAAAAGGTGTTGGGGGCTTGGGATGAGGATGGATTCTGGCAATCTTCTAGTATAGGCATCCACCCCCACGTCGATTACGATGGCGTGATTTGCATGGGCGATACCACTGATCCGGTGATGGCCATTACGGCAGCTTTTGATGCCAAGTCTTGTTATGGGAGTTTTTCAGAACATATGGAGGTTTTGGGGCATGGGGGGTGTGAGGCTACGTGGAAGTGGGAGGAGGAGAGATATTGGTGTGAGTCTTGCGAGTACTATTATGGCGAAGAAGATGTTCGGTATTGCGACAGTAATGACGGGTGGTATTGTGACAATTGTTGGAGTGAGGGTCACTCTTATTGTGACCTGTGCGAAGATACCATCCACGACCATCAAGGTGACCACGGTTACTATGTAGAGAACACCACTCTCTGTGAAGGATGCTACATCAACAAAATCTTCCGATGCGAAGAGTGTGAAGAAGACTTTTTTACCTATGACCATTATGGGGGAGATGGCCTATGCGACACATGCTTCCGCGAAAAAGAAGAATTAGAAGAGGAGGAAGACAATGACACAGAACCAACCGCTTGATCGAATCCTGATCCTGGGTGCCGGGGGTGTAGGCTGGTGGCTCACCACCGCCTTGATGCGGGATCCCCGGGGTTGCGAAGTAATAGTCTTTGATGATGATGATTTTCAGGGCGGGCATGGCAGGGCGAGGTTGCCTTGGCAGTCCCGCGAGGACATACCTAAGGTCAAGGCCCTGCGAAGCTTCATTTCAATGGCAATGGGAGATCGGCCTCCTGTCTTGGTCGCGGAGAGGTTTACCGAATCTTCTTTGCCCTTCTCGCCGGACGAGTGGAAGCGCACCCTTGTCGTGGACTGCACCGACCTTGGACCAGAAATCCGCAAGCCTCTTTGGGCCTTTTTGCGAAGTACGGGCGCAACCTTGTTGCGAGTCTCCTATGATGGCAACGGAATTATCGTTGTCAGTCGTGGCCTTCCTCTTGCTGATAAGCCGGGAGGAGGCTATGCTTTGGTTCCCACAATGCCTCAGGCAATTGCAGCAGGAGGGTTGGGGGCAATGGCGATTCATTTGTTGCTTGAGGGCAAACCAGTGGTTGATTATCAAATTCAATTAGGAGGTGAGGATGACTAAAAAACCCTTAGTGGATTCCTGCCCCATTACCCGAGCTTACCAAGGCGTTATCCACTTCCCTTCACGGATCATTGCCGAGTTGGCCGGGACTGTGAGGGCAGAGAATGACTTGGAGTGGCTCATACTCCTGAGTGGTCGAGTCGAACAATCCGGCATGGAAATTTTTGTGGATGACTTCTTTGTGCCGGATTGGCAGCAAAGAGCTCCCTCCACAGTTGACATTTCCCAAACGGAGGAGTTTGAAGTCACTGTCTACAAAGCTGGAAAGCCAATCAAAATAACTGGCGAGGCAATTGTTGGAGTTCTCCACTCTCACCACACAATGGGAGCCTTCTTTTCCGGCACGGACAAGGCTCAACTTAACCCCAACTACAAATCTTCCATTGTCATTTCCTCTAAATTGGATACCGAGGAAAGCCATTGGTTGGGATTTGCTTATCAGGCGGAGGGCCAGATCAAACTGCCTTGTGGTAGTTGGGGATTTGTTCCCTTCAAAATCGATGTGCTGGATTGTGAGGAGTGGCCCCGGCCAGAAATCAAGGCAGCCCAAGTCGAAGAAGTCAGATCCACAAAAGACTTCGGGGACTGCCCGCATTTACAGGCCCTCCCCACAACCGGTTTCAGGGAAACTTGGCAATCTGCCTGCGGAGTTCATTGCCGAACTGAAGTTCCCAGAACAGCGGTCTTTGGGATGACCACCAAAATCCAGAAGAAACTTCCACCTCCAGTCTATCCAACCTCCAAATACAAAGGAGGTTACCAAGGCTCTCATCTTGAGGCTTTGGTTCCCAAAAGATACCAAGCTCAGGTTGAGGTTTGCAACATCTGTGGTCAGGAAGATCCTCTCCACTTGGTGGGGTGTCCTTGGGGGATGGAAGATACGGCTTGGGAATCATATGAAAAAGACAAAAAGGATTATGGATCGGTCCAATTGACAGCGGAGGAGGTTTATGAATGGTACGAGCTTGACCAGCTTGCGTATCACCAAATGACCGATGCACAGTTTAACCGATACATTGAACTAGACAAAAAAATGTGGGAGGAAGAGCATGTTTAGAGAAGAAAAATACGATCACATTGAAATCGGTGAACAGTTGGAATTGGAGGCAATGGCCGAGGTTGACTTGGAGGAGATTGAGTTAGCTGAATGGCTGGAATCTGAAGTTGAGTGGGAGAACACATGAAACTAACCAGGTGGCTCTACCGCGCCTATGCAGTTGTTTCCCACCAAACCCTTGTCTCTGCCCGAACCGAAGAAGAAGCCCTTGAAGTGGGTCGCAAGGCCCTTGAACTTGGAATGATTCCCGGGGAGGTTGTCACCCTGACAACCTGTTCCGTTCAAAAGATGGAGGAAGATGAACAGAAAAAAAGAACAAAAGAAGAACCCAATCACCGTGACTATGGTAGTGGAGTTTGAGGTAGAGGTAGATCAGGTTGAGGAGATCAGGTCTGCCTTGGTCGAAGGAAGCCCAAAGTCCGTAGCCCAAACTTGGGCAAAGGATATCCGGGAAGCTAGAATTGAAGTGCCGGGAATCCGGCAGGGCGGGCCAACAAAGAAACAAAAATGCGGTGGAGGGGAATAATTTATGGCAACATATCATTTCACGGGAAAGTTTGAATCAATCTATGATTTTGAGATTGAAGGGGAGTCGGCGGAGGATGCCCACGAGCAGGCTCTTTTTGAAATAAGGGAAGAAGCTGTAGAGGCGGAGGGTCATAGATTGATTGAGGCTCGGATCCAATTACTTGAGGAGGAAGATGATTAAGACCAGAGCAACTGCTGGAGGAATTGTCCGAAAGGTCGTGGCAAAAAACTCCTCCCAGCTTGCCTCCACCTTGGAAGGCAACAACTTAAAATTGGTAAAGGTTCCAACCGGAACCAGAATAAAAAATCTCCCACAAACAAAAAGAACCTTGTCAACCCGACGCCGCCAGCCTAAAATATAGGTATGGCTAGAAAAGAGAGAAAAGATTGGCCTTCTGATCCGGCTGCCAGATTTTTGTTGGCTAAAAATCGGGAGGCTTTGGGAGCTCATCCGGGACAGGTTCGCTCCACCCTAACCCTTGGGATCAAAGTACGCGGGGATGGATTGACTCCCCTATTCAATCTATCCCTGCTGATCCCAACCTTCGGGAAATTGAGGGACTGGTGGACGGCGGTGGAGTGGGTGACTAAGGCATGGATGGAAGACAGGCTGCAGGTTGGGGCGGCTGGGGTGACGTTTGTTTGCGGGGGATGCGGAAAGAAAAGAAAGGAGATGGGATGAAAGAAGTATTTGTAGTTTTGATAATTTTTTGGGGCGCAGTCTTTGCCTTTGCTATATTAGCCGCAATCCTAAAAGACTGGGTAGATGGAGACTTCAAGTAATGGACAACTTCATGTTGGGCTTCCTTGTTGGGGCCATAGTTATTTTCCTGGTTGGCCTCAAGGCCATCTCAGATGCAGGGAGGAAGAGATGACTGGAAATTTGTTGGAGGATGTGATGGCAGGCGGGTTGTTGTTGGCTATCTTCATGTTGGTAGTTTGGGCGGTGTCCAAAATGGGGGAATGAGATGATTGTAGATCAAATTCAAGTCTGGCACAACGGCCAGCAACTCACCCTTCCCCGCTCTCAATGCCATTTTATTGACCGCACCCGTGTTAATGTTGGGCAGCGGTGCCAGATGAAAAGATTTGTCCAGTACAATGCGGGGCCAGAGGGCCGGGGGTTGGTGTCGGCTTATGAGAACGAGGATTTGGCTCTGGGGAAAGCAGTTCATGAGGGGTTGGAATATATGCTCATGAATCCAGATGATACGGACATAACCAATGGAGCGGAGATTGCCTACCGATCTTTTAAGAGGTCGGCTCAAGCGGGGCTGACCGTTCAGGGTGATCCCTTTATGTCAGAGACTTTTCCGGAGGCTTTTGAATCTCTGATTGAGGAACAGGCGTGGTTGGCCTATGCCTTGGTGTGGGCCTTTGGAAGGCGTCGGTTGCCGGGGTTGTTGGACGAGTTTGAGGTGGTGGCGGTAGAGCCGGAAATTGCTTGGCTTTTGGGTATAAATGCAGGATGTGATTTAGAAGACCTGCCCGGCTCAGTATTTGTGCCTGGATTTCAATTACAGTACATTGTAATGATGTCCCGCCCCGATGCCATTCTCCGTCACCGTACCCTTGGACGCCTCTGGACCGTCTCTTGGAAAACCACCAAGAGATTCACCAGCGAGTCACTCGAGAAACTGGAGTCCGACACTCAGACCTTGACCGAGGGCCTTGCTGTGCAACACCGGTTCGGTGAGGAATGTGCAGGATCCTACTACGGCTACTTTGTCAAAGGCTCCAAGGACCTTGACAAGGATCTGGGATTCAAACGCTATTCATCCCCCCTTATCCGGCCCTATTGCAAGACTACCAGCGTCACCTTCAATCCTGACGATCTGAAGGCAGCCTATGAATGGTTTGACGGCGAGAGGTCCCGCAAGCTGGGCACTACCTTCAAGCGGGTGAATATGTGGGAGATGGGGGACATTCAGGAATGGCTGGCCGATCTCGATTCTGGCAACATCCAACCCGAAGCCCAGCGTGATTGGCTCAGCGAAGCGGTGGTTGAGCCTGCCCGACAGCTGTTTGACCCGGCTCATGCAGAGCGATGGGTGAGGTCAACCATCAAAAATGAGGTGGACAACTGGCTCACCCCGGATCCGGCAAGCCTGACTTGCGAAAGCGGCTCCTGCTTTGCCTACCGTGCCCGTTGTTTTGCCTATGACCATTGCTGGAGGGGCAAGGTGTTGGGGGATTATGTGGCAGAGGGTAGGTGGAAAGTCAGGGAAGCAAATCATGAAGATGAATTTAGTGAGGAGGAATGATGACTGAGAAACAGATAGAATATAAATTGTCTAAAATAGATGAGGACATTGGAAGCCCCGAGGTATTGGTGGTAGGACAAGATGGAAAGATTAGGATTCATGTAGACGGCTGGCTATCCACCACTCAACTAACTTGGCTTGCTCTGCATCTTGTTGGCCAAGAAATGGAGCTCCAACAAAGACTTGCCGAGGAGATCTTAGACCAATGAAAAGATCCATATACATTCAATTTGAAGAAGGAGGCCTTAATATGACTAATCAAGGTTTCCAATCCATTATTGAAATCCTTGGTCTATTGGAGATGGCCAAGGATGTTGTACTTAAAACGGCGAGAGGAGAACAACAAAATGACACAAACAACCCCTTCGCGGGGATTGACCACATCGAAACCGGGGATTGGTCCTAGTCCGGCAGCGGCGGTTACCCGCCACTTCCCCACTCCGGTTTTCGAAGGCGACGCCCAACCCTCCATAATCCCGGATGCCGTCCGGCAGGTTGTGTTTGTAACCGGTTTCAGGGGGCAGGGCAAAACCATCTTTTGTCTTGGCGCAGACAATCCTGCCAATGTCTTGATGCTGGATTATGAGAGCAAAGGGGAGGGGTTGGCAACACCGCTGGGTATCGGGGGCTACTTTTCCGTGCTTGACGATTGTGCAGATGTTTATGGGCTGGCCTTCCAACCCATCCACATTTTCAACCGCACCAAGCAAATCTTGGAAACGATGCCAGAGGGCAGGTTCACAACCCTTATCCTTGATAATGCGGCCCTTCTTCAGGACGGTTGCCTCCCGCTTGTGGAAGCAAACCCCACGGCCTATGGCGTCAAACCTGCCAATGCCCAAAAAGGAACCTTTGGTGGGGCGTGGCCGGGAGTTAAATACATTCTTCGCACCCTTTTTGCTATGGCTCGCACCAAGGGAATCAAGGTAATCTTTGTTACCTTTCAGTTGTCCAAGGCGTGGGGAGATGCCGGGCCTCTTCTCAACAAATTCAAAACCACCGACGTTTCGATATGGCACGAGATGTCAGTTCTAACAGTGGTCCTTTCTGACCCACTGCCCCAATACATCCCAGCCCCAAGCGGACTGGTAATGAAAGAGCAGCTGGCCTCTGCGACATGGGATCCAAACCGGGGAGAGGTTATGGTCCAGCGTCGGGTTCCTTATAAGTTGCCGAAGGCTACAATGAGTGAGGTTTACAGGTTTCTGAGAGAACCCTTTGACTTCTCAATGCCACTCGCAGAACAGGTAGAAAAAGGTTTCTTCCCCAAAGAGGGAGAAATTGATCCATACCTGCCAACTTTCAAGAAAGAACAATTGAAAGCCTTGGAGGATTATGCTAAGTTGGCGGCAACCCTGAATAAGAATGAGGAGGAGGAAGAATGAGAACATTGACCATAAAATGTATAGAAGATATCGACTTGGGGCTTATAACAACGTCTTTGGATATGGAGGGTGAGTGGAGTAATACGGAGATTACTGGGCTGTTATTCCAGTTGCTCAGTGCAAAGACCTCTTATGACCGGGAAGAAGCTAATGTAAAAGTTTCATCAAAGGAGCAGCCCAATGACCAATGAAGTAACAGAAGTTTTTCTTGCGGGGGAACCCGTCAAGATTACCGCTTCAGACGTTCAAGACATGCTGGATTGTCTTATTCAATGGGGTCTATCAACCCAAGCTGACGCCGATCCAGAAGATTTTATGAAGGCTTTTCTAGCCCGTAATGCAATCGTAGATCGTCTCTTGACTAGACAGGAAGACGCTCTGTTCAACACGGCAGCAAAGGCTGCCAGTTATTTAACCTAATTAGGAGAAAACATGACAGCAACACAAACAGAATTTGACGTTAATGACCCCCAGACTTATGAGGGATTTGATTATGGGGATCCCGGGGGGTCTGCCGAACAGCTTACCTTTGCCCCACCGGATGATGGCATTCATCGCCTCAACTTGCGATTGCGCGAATCCGAGACCAAGCCCGGCGTTTATATCAAAGGAACTGGTCCGGATTTGAAAGTCGTAGCTGCCTTGGCGGTTCGTGTGGTGAAGGAAGACGGAAATCTTGGTGTCTATATGCGGGACTTCTATCCCACAACTCAAGTCCTTCAGGGACAGTCGGCCAGCAACATTGCCTTCTTGTGCCGACTGGCTGGCAAACCACTCCAGCGTGGAATGTCACCACAACAGGTGGTTGACCATGTGTATGGTGTCTTCGAAGATGCGGGTGAGTCAGGTATCACTGTCAATGCTAAGACCCGTTGGATCCGAGAAATACCAGTAGTTACCGAAGAAGGTATTCCGGTGTTTGATGGGGAATATATCAAGCGGGATGTACTGAAAGGCCAAAAGGCGATTATCTCGTCAGTCGTGGCCAAGGCCAAGTCAGACGCCCTGATGCAGGGATATGCCGGAGAAGAGTTGGAACAGATAATCCGGGATGCAACCGCCAAAGCTCACATTTTCTACAATCCTTACAAGGACGAAGAAGAAGTCGTGCGGGCAGAGATTGCGAGCTTGGTTGCTTAGCAACCTGGGCGGAGTGAAACCACCTTGCGAGGTGGTGGATGGATCGAGGTGGGGTTCGAATCCCCACCCTCCGCATAGGCCCCTCTGAGACTCCGGCTTGTTCTTTTTACTTTTGGTGATCGCCGGGAGGGGTCTTTAGATTTCCAACCACGATAGCAACGGGTGGCGCACACCTGTGGTTGGAGAGGGGAGGGGCAAGCGCCCCTCCTTCTGGCTTTTAATTTGAGAGGAGAACCGAGATGAGCAACACTAACAAGAAAACCAAACCGTCAGCAAAGAAACGAGCCGAGAAGCGCAAGGCAGAGCAGCGCAAAGAGGCACTGAAAAAACAACTTCCTAAATCCAAGAGATAGGAGGCAGATATGATCTGGACATGTAACTGTCCTCACGAAGGACAGGATCAATTGCACGGGATCCAGAGGCGAGTAATGAACCAAACCAAAGATCCCTCAATAGTTCGTTGTACCGTCTGTAAGCGCGAACACAGGGTCAAAGAAGAAAAGAAGGAGACCAAAGATGCCAACAAATGTTGAGTTGGGAATGTTCGCAGAAACTGTGGCCCGTCAAGCAGTCCAGGATGTTCTTGCAAAAGCCCAACTACAAATCGACCCGAAAGCAATGACCAGTTTCATAATGCAGGAAATCCTGATCCAAAGTGTCAAGACCAACATCTTGCTAGAGCAAATGGCCGTGGCCTCCGGTCTCGTTGAACAGGAACCATCACCCACAACACCTGCTATAGTAGAGGGGGTTTGATGGAGCAATCGAATTTAGCAGAGACAGCGAAGATGGAAGTGATGGACAGTCTGAGGAACGTTCAGAAGATGATAACGAGGTTGTACAGAATACCACCAGACGTGGCTTTGATCGAGATGCACTCAATACTTCTCGAGCTTCAATCACAACTGTCCAACTGTTACTTAGCAAGTAGTCCAGAATCCAAGTTGACAGAGGAAGCTCACCTTAGAAAGGAAAAATGAGATGTCCGAGTGGAGAGGAGGAAGCGGGGTGGCCCTATGTCATCCCAAACTTACAAACCGGGGAGTTGCCCTGCTTCGAAAGGCAGTCCGCAAGGCAAACTTCCAAGAGTCCCAATTCTTCGTCTGTTCTCCTGATGACATTCCTGCGGGTGCTCGGGTGGTTGTTGCCCTTGGGGATGAGGCACAATCTCAACTAACCGGCTGGGGAGGAGGAAAGCAATCAACCAAATACACCCGAGGATATGTTCTTCCTTCCCACACCGGCCTTACTGTGATGCCAACCTTTGATCCGGAGATAATTCCCCAAGGCCAAATGAAACTTCTTGGGCTATTTATGCAGGACATCTCAACCTCGGTAAGGTTGGCGTCAAGAGGATTTAGGTATGAAGATCCGAAAGATTTGGTGGATTATAAGGTTGGTCTGGGGGCGCTGCGAGAACTGGTGGTTGACGCGAAGGCAAACCCGGAACTTTTAATTGCATTCGATCTTGAGACAGAGGCGAGTGCTAAGGGGGATGAGGATGAGACAATCGAATTTAGCAGAGACAGCGAAGATGGAGGTGATGGACAGCCTGAGGAATGTCCAGAGAATGATAACGAGGCTGTACAAAATGCCACCAGCCGAGGCTTTGAGCGAGATGCACTCGATACTTCTCGAGCTTCAATCACAACTGTCCAGTTCAGCATCCGATCCGGAACAGGAGTCAGTTGCGAATGGGGACCCGAAGCCAAAGAGCTGACCCAACAACTGTTCGACCTGCCCAACCCCAAAGCCGGACACAACACCTGGCTGTTTGACCGGCCAATTCTACTAAACCACGGCATCGAATGGGAGGACATAGGCGATGATACGATGTGGATGTGGCACCATCTCCAGCCCGACCTTCCCGCCCACCTGCAAGGCGTGTCATCACTCTATGGAATGCCATTTCCGTGGAAGCATATGGCGGGCGGAGATCTGGCCTTTTATGGCGCTGCTGACGTTGATGCCGTTCAACGAATTATGCTCGGTTTGCCAAGAGATCTCCAAAGACTGGGCCTCTGGCAGGCATATCAAAAATATGTACGAGGCTTCCGCCCCATTCTTGCAGACATGGAAAGACGCGGGATTCCGGTGAGTGCCGAAAAGCTGGGGGAGTTGAGGACGTGGCTGCAGGAAGAGATAGTTAAGTTTGATGGGGAGTTGCAGCCCCTTATCCCTTCAGACATCTTGGTGCCAGCAAAGAAAGAGCCATACGCAGGGATCCCCAATGAGGTTAAACGAGCCCTGAAAGAAACGCATCCTGCCTTTGTTGGAGTGGCTAAATCCAAGCAATCAGGAGTTATGAAGGCACTGACGTTGGATGACCCGTTGTTCCAAAGAGTGGTAAAAGATTCAGGATTCGAAATTAGGGAGGGCAAGATTTGGAAAAGCGAAAAGAAAGATTTCAATCCTCGTTCTCCCCTACAAATCAAATCATACCTTCAGCAGAGGGGCTACCCAATCCCCAAACGCTTCAAGGACGGCAAAGACAGCACCGCCGACAAGGAACTGGAACGTCTCGAAGTCTCCACCGGTGACCAGGTAATCAAACTCTCCCGCCTCATCCGCGCCTACAGCAAGATGGGCAATGCCTATGCTGGGAAGGTCCTTGAGGATGGGACAATTGAAGGGGGGTGGTATCCGGGTCCGGATGGACGGGTGAGGGCGACCTTCACCTTCGGGCCTGCGACCGGCCAAATGGCTGCGAGGGAGCCCTCCGTCCTAACGACTCCCAAACGTCGCCCTGATCTGGCCAAGAAGTTTAGGGAGTGCATAAGGGCTGAGTCGGGACACCTTTTAGTGGAACACGACTTCCGAGCGTATCATGCTCGCACCCTTGGTCTTGCTGCCGAGTCTGCCAACTACATGCGCTTAGCCGACATGGACATTCACTCCTATCTCACTGGTCACCTTGTTCATTACAAGGGGATCGAGACTTGTTTGGATTTGCCAGATGATGACCTTCGGGCTTACCTGAAGGAAATCAAAAGCCAATACAAAGCAATCAGGGACTTCAAAGCAAAACCTACAATTCTTGGAGTAGGCTTCAAGATGGGCTACCGTCGTCTGTACTTTGAAAACCGGGACAGCTTGCAGGATGTCAATGAAGCTAAGTACATCCTTGATACCCTCAAGGGTCTCTTCCCTGAAGTCTTCCAATGGCAAGATGATATCTGCGAGAAAGCAGACAGGGATCATCGCCTGATAAATTCATGGGGTGCGGTCCGGTGGTTTTGGGACATCTTCAAATGGCAACGAGTCAACGGAGAATGGCGAAAGTCCTCAAGCAAGGATGCCGAAAAGGTCGTAGCCTACCTGCCCTCCAGCAACGCCCACTACATGTTCCGGGACAAACTCTTGCAGGCCCAATCCCGGGGCTGGCTCGACCGTTACCAACTTATCAACTACATTCACGACGCGGTTTTGTTTCACTGCCCCAAATCATTGGTCGATGAATGTGTTTACAACATCACAGAATTGCTGCAATCCCCAGTTCCAGAGTTGGCCAATCGCAAGGTAGCCCCCGAGGGATTTACCTGTGCAGTGGAGGCATCAGTTGGAGAGGATTGGGCAAGGATGGAGGAGGTTAAATGAGAAAGAAAAACATACCTTGCAACTACTGTGGAAAGAAATTCTCTTCTCAGGGAATTTCAAATCACAAAAGATATTCCCATTGGGAGGCCGAGCAGCGTATTAAAGGTCAACCTTTATTGCACTCGTTAATCAAACCAGAGAGCATTATCAATTCTCCTATTCACTACACCTCAGGTCCCATCGAGTGCATCGAAGCCATCAAGTCCGCCCTAACCCCAGAAGAATTTCGAGGTTTTTGCAAAGGAAATATCATCAAATATCTTTGGCGCAGTGAACTAAAGGGAGGCTTGGAAGATTGGAAGAAAGCTCAATGGTACATAGCGAGGTATATAGATAATGGAGTCAAGTGAAGTTTGGAAAGTTTGTTTAGACGATCCCAGATACGAAGTATCTGATCTGGGGCGGATACGAAGAAAGTTGAATAAACGTATTCGTAAGCCCTCCACAGCTGGACAAGGCTATTACTCTATTGTTGTATCTACAAAGGGTAAGAATATTGGACATTATATCCATCGCTTAGTAGCCAAAGCATTTCTAGGAGCAATACCAAAAGGAATGGAGGTATCACACAAAAATGGTAACAAGAAAGATAATAGAGCTTCTAATTTAGTTTTAGAATCTCACAAAGACAATGTGCAAAGACGGTATATCCATGGTACCCATTACAAAGGAGTCAATAATCCTTCAGCCAAATTAAGTAAGACTGATGTTGAGCTCATAAGAAAACAGCGCAGCAAGGGGGCTGCATTAAAAGTTTTAGCTACCACCTTTGGTGTAAGCATGCAGCAAATCAGTAGAATTTGTCTACACCAGAATTGGCAATGAGTCTGGAGAGAACGGCACAAAGGTGTAGCGGAAAGCCTGAGAAAAGCTGGATGGTATCTTGATAGAATTGCAGAGGAGGAAACAGATGCCCGCTAAAAAGCCCACAAAAAAGAAAAAGAAATCCAATGTGGTTTCCCAAGCCCTACCCAAACCAACAACCCCCAGTGTAGTAAAATGCCCCCGCTGTAAACGCCAACACCAATATGGCTCAAACCATAAATGCTAATGTCACAGGAGGATAAAACAATGATGAAAGTTCTGATAGCCATTTTAGCTATCCTGTTTATAGGTTGCCTAGTCATATCCGTAGAAGCCCAGACGGCTGTGGAGTTTGATGACATAGCTTGGCAGCTGGATCAAGGCCGGGTATATGACCACAATCTGAATGAGATTGGGTATTATACCAGCCAAAAGCTGGAGCAACAAGGCCGAGGATTCCAATCCGGACGAATACAAATATATCTAATCGCCACAATCTATGGCGATTACATTACAATGGCAGTGGAGAACAAGTCTCCAACTCGGGATGAATTGCAGCCGGTAGCGGCTATCGGCCTGGCATGGTCACAACGCTTTGTCCTTAATAACCAACTTATACTGGCAGTTAGGGACAGGATTTATTTATTTGGAACTTTAGTGAGGTTATAAAATGGCAAAGAAAAAATGTTTGCGATGTGGGGCCCCTACTTCAGGTGGTCCATTGTGTAGAAGGTGTCAAAGCTTGAGTAGGAAGAGGAACAAATAATGTATCTAGTTGATTTTCAATTGCGAGAGTTGATTGAGAAGGCGGGTTTAGTTGACCCACCGAATTATGAGTTGGTCAATCCTGCCAGCATAGACCTTACTTTGGGAACGGATTTTGTAAATTTAAGCCCTAAAGGAATTGCTTACAAATTTTTTGGAGACCCCATTGAGGGGGCATGGCGAGTAGCTCAACCCTCTGAAAGATTTCAGGCAGAAAGAGTTTTCATTCATCCTGGGATTTCCCTTCTTGCCTCGACTGCCGAACGGGTAAGGATTCCAGACTCTGCCCATACATTTGTGTGGGGCGAAAGATTCATTGAAGATGGGTGGGACAAACTAGACGAGTTTCAAGAAACCATTTCAGGCTGCGTCGGAGAACTTCACCTCAAGTCCTCCGCCGCTCGCAATGGCCTTGACCACGCCTTAGCTGGTTGGATTGATCCAGGATTCGAGGGCAACCTGACCCTCGAGCTTCATGCTCACCGGCCTTTTGAACTGGTGGCGGGGAAGGCGTATGTACAATTGGTGGTAGCAACCACTCTGGCTCCTCCACAAAAATCTTACCAACAAACAGGTCGATATGTTGGAGCGGAGGCAGTCGGAACGGTTAGAGCAAGGCCTGAGTAGGAGAAAAAATGAAACGTAAAACCTGTTCCCATAACTGGGTTAAAAAAGGAAATACTGTAAAGTATTATCAATGCTCCAAATGTGGAGCAATGAGGAAATGATGAAGAATCTTTGGAAACACTTTCTTCTTGATCGCTCAACTCGCCGCATAGCAAAACAGATAGGGGCCTCTTACAGGCCCCCTTCTTTGTGGCAACGAATTATGCAAGTTCTATTTGGCTAAACCTCACCCTTTGCCTTCAAATTCTCAAAGGCCAAAGCAACCAAGATAGCAACCCAGTTGCCCCTTACCTCACCCGTTGCCTCTTTAACTCGCAGCCACGCGGCATCTTTCCAAGTATGAAAATCCGCATTATTATTGACTGCTGCCAGCCCGCCAACAATCTCCACAGCCACATCAATGTACTTGGACAAGAACTTATCCAAGCCATTGCGAACGAAAATATTTTTCAGCCATCCAAAAAACTTATTCAACCAGCCCATTATTTTTCGCCTCCTTGTGCGTTTGTGTTGTGGCCATCAGCTGCCAGAGCGGCAGTGACAGCAGTTAATAGATAAGAAATGATCTGAGGGACAGTAAGTACCTTGCCATAAACAGCCAAGGCCACCAGAGCCGCAACGGCTACCAAAGATGTCCAGGGATTTCTGAAAATGCTGTTAAGCACTTTCTGTATTGGTGTCATTGGGGAAAGCTCCTTTCAAAAACAATTTTTGTTCGGCCTCTCTTCGGGCTACCAATCCCCGCAGCTTGCGGCCTTTGGCATATACCCACCGCTCAAATTCATCCGCCGCATCTTCAACCTGCCCTGCATTAAGAAGTCTAAGAAGACTGGATTTTCTCAGGGCATTTTCTCCCACATTAAAAGTAAATGAAACCAGTGAATCAAACTGACCTTGTGTGAGTTCGACGTGGGCATATCTTTTAACGGCTTCTTCGGCTTCCTTGATATCTTTCCTCAGCCATCCATCTACTTGTTCCTCTGTCACGCGATCTCCCAACTTCAATTTTTTCTTCTCATCTTCTGACAGGAGATGTCCCACCCCCGCAGTCAAATACCCAACCCCATCATCATATACCTCCAGCTCATATCCTTCCCACCGTTTAATATGGGCCAGCCCTTCATCACTAATCTTTAAGTTCTCATTCATTTTCTGTTCCACCTTACACTCTCCGGGTTCCGGGAGGCTAGGATTAAGATTATCTTTTACTTGCCTTCCGGAC